AACGGGTACAGTGCATCCAGAGTCAGAGTATAAAGCAAACGTGTCTCCAGTTAGAACTTTAGCATAGTACACGTTTCCGTTAAGTTCTATCATGCCAAGAACGTCAGTGATGGTTACCGATGACTCATCCGGCAGATTGTGATCACCAAGCGTAGTTACAACACCTGGGTTTGCTTTAGTTACATTGATGATGTTTGAAACTAGAACACCTTTGCTAGTCCATGATAGTGTTCCGAGGCCGTCTGTTTCTAGAACGTACCCAATGGAGCCGCCTGCAATTTTCACATCATTTACGCTGCCAAGATCAATTGTACCTCCGGCTATTCCGCCTTTGTTAACCCATTGAGTTCCATCAAATCCCAGGATCTGCCCATCAAGTGCGGTTGTCGCAAAGATGTTTCCACCGCTACCGTCTATCTGACTGAAGCTGATATTTGAGTAGGAAGTTAGTACTTCAATGTTCTCAGCCGGTAAGCCTTTACCAATGTATAGTTGCCTACTATTAGTTGCCCAGCCAAACTCAGCGTCATCAAGTTGAGGTAGGTCTACAAGATTACCTGAACGAACCTGGAGTTTTGAAATCTGAATTATTGCCATAGTATGATCTTCTTTATCATACTATTTATCATCCAGTTACACTAATTGCTGGTAGTATTGCTCGACTCGGCGCCACCACATGTCGTTATATTTGTCAAATTCAGCACCCTCTATGATGAATTCTTGGTATTCAAGGGCGCGGGAACACATTAGAATAACCCCGGTTTGAATATTCGTGCCATGAACCTCATTATGTGCTAAACTATATGCCACAAGTTGTAAAAAATAATCCTCGATCCACTCGCGTTTTTTCGGCCGATTTGTTTGCTTGAAGTCAAATATCGCCGGCTGACCCTTCCATAATCCGGCACCATCAGTTGTCCCGGCGTAAATTGTAGGAAAATATAAAGGTATTTCCGTCCCCCAGCATTCATCTAAATGTATCAAGCCCGAATCAATGATAGTTTTGGCCATAGGGTTCGCAGTTTTATGGACAAGGTTGCTTCCGACGGGCACCTCATTACCCAATAGATGATTTTCCAATTGCTTATGCATGGAAGTACCTACTCCGGATGCCTCTGTGGTAATCTCTTGTGCCTTAACTGCACCTACCCTCTTTCGCCACTCATATAGAGCCTGCATCTTCTCTTTGGGAGCAGTGGCACTTAGAATTGTAGTAACTGAGGGAAGTTTGTCGCCGTCTGGAGTAGCATACTTGCGTTCACCATTTACAGTCTCACGACTAATTGACACATATTGAAATTTGTTTGGAATGTACATCTATGAATTATAGATGATTAGAGTGGGAATGTCAAGAGAATCGGTTAGGGAGTGGCTCTAGCGGCCATCTGTTTTACAATCTTCTTGTTCTCGTCGGGGTCTTGTTCAATGTCATCAGAGGCAGAATCTTGACCCTTGAAGACGACCGTATCGCCTTGAATATTTGAGATTGAGTGGTTAAGCGGGGCGTTCTGAATCATATCCAACAGGTCTTCCCTGTCTAAAATGATGTCACTGTCCTTTAGATACTGAAGTAATTCATCCACTGTCCAATCAGATTTTTCCTGTCCGGCATCAATGCTACTCTTTAGTTGACCAATGGTGGCAACTAAATGGATTAGCAACGGATCCGGACCGGTAAACTCAAATAGCAACATATTATCTAAGGGAGCGACCGACTGGAGCAACTGGTGCTGACTCAGGTTCTTCTGGGAAATCAGCGTCTCCACCGAAGTCTCCTTCACCACCCATGTCATCTTCTGCACCAACATCGTCCATGCCCATGTCTTCTTCATCGCCCATTGACTCATCATCAAATGCGCCCATGTCACCTTGTCCGGTGATAACGTTGAGTGCTGATTGCAGCGAAGTTTTTGTTTGTGTAAGCGCAGCAGTAAGTGAGCCGAGTGCTTCAGTTGTCTGACTGCTGAATTGTTCAGCCTCATTGACACCGATTTCGCTTTGAACTGAGTCAATCAGGGCAGGCATTTCCTTAACAAGCATATCACTGACTTGTTCCAACATCTTCTGAACAGAATCAACCATGTCCTGAGCAGCCAGAACGACTTGAGATTTTTCAACCTCTTCATTTTCTGTGACAATCCTTGCTCTTGGTTGTGCCATTAGTTGAGTGAAATACTTTGACAGAGCCTGTTCCATGAATACCAGTTTTAGGTATGATGGGTTGCTCTGGCTTCGGTAGAAAGTAGATGATTGCTTTGTCTCGGCCATCAACCCACGCACCTTTTTGAGCATGTTTTTTGTTTCCGGCAAAGTCATACGATCAACGTTGAATGGCATTTTGTAATGCTCGTTCAGTGCTTTTTTAGCAATATTGATAGATGAATGGTTTAGTTCTGTTAATTTCATAGTTGTGGTCCCAAGACTAGTATATCTTATTTATCATTTTGGTGATATTATTGTGGTTTTACTTCAAAGCGGCGTTCCTGCCAATGCTTGGAATCTGTGGTATATCCCTCTAACTCCTCAATCATAATCTTCTTTCGGAGCCTACTCTCACTCAGTTTAGCCACATTGATCAGTTGATCATCTTCGGTTTTTGCATTTCGGTAGAGTTTCTGCTGAATCTGAATGTCAACGTCCAGACTGCCAATCTTACCGTCAAGTTCCTCTATCCTACGTGTCTCGTAGAACTTATCGCGCTTGTCAAAAATGCACCAGGCGGTGGCGTTCTTCAGGCTGTTGAAACTCAACTTTTTGTCAGAGGTAAGTATGGTCACCTCATATGCCACCGGTGTCTTCCGAATTGCATACTTGTTGAATAGTTGATATGATCCATCGGTGTCCTGATAGATTACAAGGTCTTGCAACGCTGCCATCTCCCTGGTCGGAATCATCTTTTCAAGCCGTTCAAATACTTGTTTTTTCTTTCTAGCCATTGGTTACCTTAAAGTAAATATTTCTCAGTTCGTCTGATGTGTCAAGAAATGCCGGTAGTTTGTCCCACTCAGTTCCGCATTTTATCATCGGGACCATGTCACAGTCGCTATACAACGCACCTAACTCCGAGATTCCATCGTCAAATACGCTCGGGTGCTGTATGTCAAATTCAAACGACCAGCAGGGATATTCCTCATCCTCTTGTTGTTCAAACAGAAACCCAAAGTTCGCCGCATCAAATCGGATGTTCTTCTTCTCCGGGGAATTTATCATTTCTGGTTGGGATCGCAGGGAGATTGCTTGCAGGACAGTATCAAGGTTGCATTGGGTGTTTCGCCGGTGCAGCCACTCTTGTGGTACTATATCGACCCCTGGCTTGGATCGGTTGACAATTCCTGTTTGCGTAATATCAAACAGACACCAGCAGGTAATTCTAAAACTCATATGTTATTTATAGGCAAAAAAAAGCCCGAGAAATTCTCGGGCCTTTTCTAATCGTTTGATTAGTTTGTGAATGTAGCCGTTGAAGTAATTACAACTGCTTCACCGCATGCAGTGGTCAGAGCAAGGTCAAGACCAACGCCGTCGGTTGTAGGATCCTCGCCCCATGCGCCGATTGGATACCAAGCGACTGCAAGAGTGTCGTTACCGGCGCCGACTGTAGTGAACTCATAAATGTAGACAGTAGACAATTGTTGGATTGTCTGAATTGCCGCATTCATTTGAGTTGGGGTTGTACCTGTACCAGTGAAGGTAACAGTAACATACTCTAACTTAGGGCCTTGTGGTTGAACTGTAACACCAGAAGTGTAAACATTTATACCAGTGCTTGAACCTGCGCCAGTAAGAGTAACGCCTGCGTCATAAACGGCAACTTGCTTATAGTCACCATGGGTTTGTGTAAGATTATTTGACATAATATTTTCCTTTTTAGTTTGCGTTCATATAGATCCGCATATACTTATTTATACCAAATGCAAAAAAAGTCAATTTAGCACAGATTATTTGCTTTTTTTCAGGGATTTTGCGAACCGGGATTGATCACGGCTCTTGATGGAACCAAGTAACTTACGCTCAAGCACTTCGCATTGCTCTGCGGTATAGTGCTTTCCGATCATCTCCAATAGATTGATGGCACTGGCAATGATGTTATTGGCTCTTGCCTCAATCACTGACTTCTGGTCTCTCTGCGTAGCCAGAGACTCAAGTTCTTCAAGCAGGCTTTTGGTTTTTGATTGCATCAAGTATTTATACTCACTGGCGATTCTTTAGGGAATTCAGAATGGCATTAAGTTTGGAACCTTGAACATCCGCCGTGACATGTTTCTTTTCTTCGGCGAACTGTGACACATCAGTATAGTAAGTAGGCTTCTCCTGAGGGGCCGGAGCAGAATGTCTTATCGGTGCATTATCGTCGGCATCGTCAGGATCAGTGATCCGTAGAGTTTCCACATTGAAATCCAGTTCAATCTTCTGCCCAATACCGCTGGAACTACGAGTTTTCATCAGTTGTAGTTGATACCGGCCCTTCTCGCGCATGGATCTGCTGGTGAAGATACCGAACACATTGTCAGCGGTGTTGATCTTTGAGATACCACCCGAGATATGACTGTGGTCAAACTCAATTTCATCTACGGCTGCACGATTCAACTGTGAGGCGGTGACAAACAGCACATTCATTTCCTCTGCCAGATTACGCAGTTCCTCAGTGACATATTTGTCCTTGACAAACAGATTTTCCGGAGATACCTTGACCCCGATCGGCATCAACAGATCAAGATAATCTACACATAGAAAGTCAAGTTTCATTCCGGACTTGATCTGAAGTTCTTTGCAGTATGCCCGTATGTCATTCACCGTTGATTGCGCCGGCATGTATTTGATCTGGAATGATCCTGACTTCTTCGCCTTCAACTTCACCTTCATTTCCACATTGTCAAGATCCTTAAAGATATCCTTGGAACTTGTACCTGTAGTCATACTGTCAATACGCATAGAACATAGCCCTTCACTAAGTTCCAAAGTGATGTATACGCCATTCAGTCCGGCTTCAACCCAGTTGATTGCTAGATTTTGCATGAACAGAGACTTGCCTGAGCCTGATCCTCCGGCAAAGATTTGTAATTCGCCTCTGTTGAAACCACCGTATAACGCACGATCCATGCTCTTCCAACCGGTGCTATTCTGCCCGTTGTTGGACTTCAATGCCAGCAAACGTGCCCTTGGATCTGCAAAATAGTCAGTGCCAAGATCCTTTTGCAGACTGATTTGGACTGCGGTCTTGATCAGCGTAAAGATCGGACCGAAGTCCCCGCCCTTCTCCAGCAGATCAGCCGACTTGAACACAGCACGTTCTACTTCCTGTCGGCGTGTAAATGATTCAAATTCATCAAGGAACCACTCTCCATGTCCCTCAGACAATTCAGGAATTGGCTCAATGTCAATTCCAGTTGTGGCCATGATCTGTGTTCTATCCGGCAGCACATTGTATTTCTTGGAGTGCTCCACAAACATCTCTGCTACTGGGCGCAGAGATTTATCAAAGTTGGCTGTGTTCATGATGTTTGCCACACGCACATACAACACGGCGTTGGTCAACATCATTCTCAGAAACAACTTCTGCACATCTGGAGTGTACTCCAATAACTTCACTTCTTTTTCATAATTTTTTGACAAGTTTATTCCTTTGTATTTCTATCTTGATCCGGCTCGTCGTCGCTGATTGTAATATACTCAACAGAGTCGGTAATCTACCATACCGTCTCACAGCATCATTTACGTCCTTGATCCCTGCTCCCCATTTGGGAAGACTTACGCTATACCCCAATTCAAGTGCCTGCTCACATATCTCCAGCCCTGTCTTGTCACGATCAGGAACCATTATTATTTGTCTGTTCAATTGTGCCAGCAGCCGCGCTTGTTCAGGGCCAATGGAATTGTGCATAGTGGCACATCCATTGATACTCAACGCATCAAAAATCCCCTCGACCAATATACATACTGACCAATTGGGCTTTTGAAAATCATATCCAAATACATATCCTGGCTGTTGCTCGTTGATATACTTAGGTTGAAGCCCGTCTAAAAATCTACTGGTTTGTCCTACTATCTTGTTTTTGTAAGTGTACGGAATGATAATCCGATTACGATATCGGCCAAGTCCTTTGGGAGTTACCAACATTGGGTAATCGTCAGGAGAGATATGGCGTGTGCTAAGATAGTCCAAGTATGTTCGGTGAGATGGGTCATCAACATCCAATAACTCTGCGTCTTTTTCCAGCGTATGTTCTTTGAATCTGATCTTAGATTTATGCTGAGGCGCATGTGTAAAATCTAACAGGTCTTTGTGTTGTTGACTTTCAAAACTCCATCGCTGAATTTGTTCCTGATCAATGCCGCACCAGGCCAGCAACTTTTGGGTTTTGTGATTTAGGGCCCGACCAAGAGTGAAACTACATGTGAAACGGCAATTGAAACAATGCCAGGTGAAGTTATGGGGACCGTCAAATTTGACTCCAGCCCTCATTCTAGTATCGGGCTTGTGTCCGCGATGCCCACAACATATCCCATTACACGAAAACCATCCCGATGCGGTTTGCTTTTTCTTTCCAGGCAAAATTGCTAATATTGAAAACATTCATTATTATAACACATATCTAACGATTTTTCAATATTTCAGGATAAATTCTTCTCACTACCCAATTATTGGAATCCTTTCTTTTCCTCTGGCTCTTTTTATTTTCTGTAGTTTTTCGGTATGCCGCAAATAACTGCCAATAAGTAATTCCAATCACACTACTAAAGTCTTTGGAGAACTCGGTTAGACCATTGTTGGCGATAAAGGTTTGACCAGTTGGACTTGTAATTTCATATCGCCCTCGGTGTGACTCACTCTTTCTGCGTTTGGTTACCGAGGTTTCCGGAGTTTTTGAAAAACGAGTGCGCTGCCCCATTGAACAGTTATTACTTCGCTTACTTCTTCCCTCATCAGATAGTGAGGCATGATACTCAACCATTGCTGCCGTTCTTTTCACTTTTGATAGAGCCGAATGTTTAAAACCATATGCTCCTTCGCCACCGGTGGTTGAATTATATCCCTCATCCTTGGTGCTATGCTCTTTTATGAAAACTGGCTCCATCTGGTTTAGACAATGGTTACCTTCAGTAGATTGGTAAATAACTTCCCAAACAAAGGTATTCCATCCATGCTTTCTGATTGCATTGTAAAATTTATTTGAGGAGGTATCTCGTTTTGCAGCCGATTTGTGTTCAGCTTTCCGTTTAGGCCAATGAGAGTCAAAACCTATATAGGATTTACCAGTAATGGTACAGGTTGCTTTGTAGATAGAATAAATATTCATGCTGATGATCCTCCAGATCGTTAGAGAGGGCGGGAATCTCACCTCCGTGGCTCTCACATTTATTTAGTCCGTTCCCTATAGTACTATCTTGCCAATAAATTAGTTACTGCACCACAATTGCTGAAGTATTCAACTCTGACATACGGGTGAAAACCCTTGATGACATATCCTTTGGTTTCGGAAATGTTTGCCAATGATTCTTCCACGATAGGATACCAATTGCCATCAACAATCGTGGAACCTTGAATGGTCACATTGCCGTAGTACTCAGTATAATGAGATTGGATACTCAGAATTGGATTGTCATTAGTGGAAATGACACTGGACCAATATGTCTGGGCGTTTGAATTGGCGTTTGCCACATTGGAGATATTTGGAAATGGTTGTCCAGTAGGTATGGTAATCTGATATGACGGCACGAAACTTGGCAGCACAGAATTGACAATGTTCATGTCACCTCTGGCACCGGCATTCTGGTCAACGAACACAGGATAGTCAAATGATCCAACTGGAATCTCCAGAGAGTAGAAGCATTTCTGTGCGTCAATTCCTTCAAGGTCAGCGGAAGATAATTCCAACGCTGCGATTCCAGTGGCACCTAATTGAATGGTCAACACCTTATCAAGCAGAATCTCAGTGCCATCGGCGTTTAGAATCCGACATGTAATTGATTTACCGGTGATGTCTACCTTTTTCTGCTCCTGATTCAGGAACTGAAATTGAATTTGATTGTCAACACCACGGTGAAGGGTAAGGGGTTTGGCGTATTGTGGCATGTAGGACCTCGGTGAAGTTCCAGATATCAGAACGACGATCTGCCTCTGGGTGTATAAAAAGACTTGTGTTGAATACATATGGTATTTAGTCGTTCCGGTTTATTCCAAAGATATCCATACCAGATAAATAAATCTGTATGACCTCTATTGAACCATTTTTTGAAAGACTGACCACCTCACATCCTTTCATCACAATCGTTTCATACGCCGGTCAGGATTATGTGGGAATTGTTCAGAATAGGGATGATGTTGTCACCACTATATACGATTACGGTGCCATTATTGATCTGACAGTAAAAGAGAGATTCCTACAGTTAGGTGATATCTGGTGGTGGGAGAGTAACCGACTGATCCCAATTAACTTATTCCTCAGAGAAGAATGGGCGCAATTCAAGCCGTATATACGAACATTCAACAATAAGAGTTTGATTATACTACATGGCCCAACTTGCAGCATGAATGAGTTGGCAAAGCGCCGTAGCAAACGAAGATCAATTACGTTGGTCAGACGGCTTCCCTAGAATCCCCGTTGCTCTTTTATCAGGTTCATATGAACCACAACAAGGTGTGCGTAACTTACGGCGTGACTACGCTTAAACGCATACGCACCGTCAGTATCCTTCTCCCACACATCGTTCGCCACATCTTTCCAGAACCGTCCAATGAGGTGCTTCTTTGCCGGACGAATTACGGCAAGAAACATTGCCAGACGAGGAATGCTATTGATCGGTTCTGGCATCCTGTGGATACTGTAGAAGTGATTGCCAAGGTGAATCAATTGCTCCACTGTTTCTTTATCTTTGAGCATATCCCAATTGGGTTCTCTCATCAGATATTTCAAATGGGCCTCATCGCGCACATGAGTATACACATGAACATTCAACAGATCCAGTTTGAAGTATCCACGTTCTTCTGCCTTAGCATAATCAATTGCTGCCATGTCATTCACTGGATCATATGGCACATCGGTAATATGCACTCCTGAGGAATGTTTTCGTATCGGAGAAACTTCACGCATAGACGCAGGCACATGCTTGATATGCTCAAGAATCAGACTCCGATCTCCGAAGTCAATGTCTACGTCACCTTGGAATTTCATTTTATCTTCCATGGCAAACAAGGTAGGCCATTACTCCAGCGATAAGTTGGCACTATTATGGGAGGTGCTTTTATTCCTTGTCCTCGTGCTGCTCTTGGTTTAACCGCAAGCATTGCCTTCCGTTCTATCTCTGCTTGTTTTGCCGCTGCCACTTTTGCAACGAATTCTTTTCGTTGATTATCAGTTAATGGCACGTGATCTTTTCTATGCGGCTCCTCAGGAAAAATAATATCGTTCATGTCGAGACCACGCCGGCCTTGATCAACTTCTGATATGCTTTTTGTACTATAAATGCCTGACGCGCGGCATCCTCCACTGCTTTGTGAGTGGTGACGTATCCGCCGTCTCTGAGTGACACACCGGTGATATCAAACAGAGTACGGGTGTCCCGTACTGTGCTGAACTTCCACGGCTCGTTCATACCAAGCGATTGCCAGCATGTTTCCATGAGCACCACATCAAATGAGGCACCATGACTCCAGACATTATTCTGGTTCCAGCAGAACTTGTATAGTTTCTCCATGGCTTCTTTGAACGGAATACGATCACGATCAGAGAAGGCTTCCTCTTGGGCTGATTCGCTCTGAGTTGACCACCATTGAAGGGTGCCCTCATCAACCGTTCGTCCAAGGGCTTCTTGATCTTCCATTGTCGGTCGCAGTTCCAGACGGTCAATGATTCCTGTCCCCTTAGGGTCAAACTTCACCGCTCCAATTGTCAGTATTACTGCTGTTGATTTTATTCCGATTGTTTCACAATCTATCATAAGGTGGGCCATTATATTGCTTTCTTTTGTCGTGTTAGTGGGGCTTCTCGTCTGGGCATGCCGCATCGGGCACAATAGCATTGTGCGAATGATACTCTGCCGCGTTCATATTCTTCTTCAAACAATTCCCAATTTGTCCATTGATGCCAGTTCATTCTGCATTTCCAAGATTGAACCGGCTCTAAGTCCTTAAGAGTACGCCATGCGTTAAGTTTGGTGTGCTTTTCTGTTTTCATTCTTTCCACATTTCATACATTGTTTGGAGCTTCGGTTCCCATATGTCTATTATAACATTTCCTGAGTGAAAAGTAAAGTCCCATCCTTCACCGCGGGTCCCTAAATTTCTACGAAGCCATTTCACAAAGGTAACCGGGTCATCATGACCTTTGGCTTTGGTGTTATAGTAGTAATACTTTTTCATGCCCACCTCAATAGAAAGTGAGTGGCGTCATGTGGATTCTCAAACCACCAAGAGTCTACACCGTAGTAGTGATAAAACTTCCCGGTGCTGGCTTGTAGCTGACACCAACGCTTCAGATCCGCATAGGGAAGACGCTCATTGAAGATGGCGAAGTCGGCGTTTGGTATCCACCGCGCCTTCTGCAACGGGTGATTCACTTTTGTCCAGCATCGCTTTCGTATCTCTTTATCTTTGTTCCAGAACTTCATACCCACCTCAATGCAAACCAAGCGGCATCTTTTTCTATGGCAAAATACCATACATCATAGTTAAAGAAGTACTTCATGCACCATGGTTTACTCTCAGTAACTTGGTCTCGTTCCATGGCCGGTGTTCCAATATTGGTCCGGCACCATTTCTTGATTTCGTTTATTTTTTCAAAGGACGAACATAATGTTACTTGTTGTTGAATCATGCCCACCTCAATAGGAACCATGCTAAATGTTCCTGCTCTTTGAAATAGAAAGTGGTGTATCCAAAACTGGCATCAATAGTCCAGGCTAAATCATGCTCTTTCCAAACGTTCGGATTCCATTCTATCCATTTGCCCAGTCCGATATGTTCGCGGCACCAATCCACCATCTCTTGATGTTGATGATATTGTCCTCGACCAATGGTTACTTGATGCACGGTCATGACCACCTCAATACAAACCAAGCATAATCTTTCCGGTCCATAAAAATAAAAACTTTATTATATTGAACCCAGTTCGAGGGGCAATGCACCTGTGCCCAACGATACATCTCACCGTTAAGATACCAATTGCTTTTGTTCAACTTAAACCGATATCGTTTCATGCCCACCTCAGAGTAAACAGCACGTAATCTCTTTCGTCACGGAAGCGGAAACGATCATTGATCATATACCAGCGACACCAGGCATCTGGATAATCAGGCTGAGGGCCGAATTGTGCCACACACCAACTGAATTGTTCTCTGTTATATCTCATGAACGGCCACGGCGAAGAATGATCTATGGCCCTGTCAGCCTCGTACCATTTCGCCCGGGAGAATTTGTATTTAGATTTCGGCCTGTACCCTGCACTTATGGTGAATATCTCGTCCACCGGTCCGGTCATTGGCTGAACGCCGATGATCTGTTGAGCGATAGTATTCGGCCATATATGGAGAATTATCGGCAGCAGTGCCTTTTGCGCTGAGGCAAATATAGATTTTACCAATGCCGGATCGTGTTTAGTAATCATAAGCAGTTAAGGATAAACCATGTTGCTTCTTTGCCGTTTTTGAAGAAAATCACATCACCTTTATTAAGCAGAAACACCCAATAGACATCTTCTTTTGAGATACCCGAGTCATAAAGCCATTGCTCATATGAAGCAATAGAGCGGTCCTCGGGAATCGTCACCGGTGTCCAACCTGATACCTGGTACATGGCATCATGACAATTTTCCAGAAATCCAATAGATTCAATCATGACCACCTCAACATAAACCAAGCATAATCTTTTTCGTCATTGATTCTGATTCGATACGGCACTGAGAAGAAAGAGTGCGGATCTGTCACATACTCAATGATGTCATATACTATTTTATTCTCTGCAAGCCATTCTAATTCCCGGCGACGAATAGTGAGAATCTTCATGACCACCTCAATAAAAACCACGTGGCATCAGCCGCGTTTTCAAACCAAATCTCTTTGTTCAGTATCATCATATAGAACTTTCCTTTACCCGGAGTATGTTGTAACTCTCGTTTCATTTTCTCAAACGGCCCGCGTTGATACCATCCGGCAAACGGTGTGACCCCAGGTGGATACATCTTATCTGCGTCGGTATCCCGAGGTAGTTCCACCATAGTCCAGTGTCGCCGTCTGACTTCAGGGTGCTTGTTCCAGAACTTCATTTCCACCTTAGGATAAACCATGCGGCATCAGCGGCGTTTTCAAAAAACCAGTGACCGTTATAACTACGATGACTTCCTTTGATATTTTCAGCGAACCATTTGTCAACGATACCTGGATCATTTGACCGAGTGGTTAACACCGCATCAACCGCTGTCCAACCTGAACTGATCAGAATAGCCGATAATATTCCCCAATCAATATCTTCCTGTATCAACTTGGACATTGAATCAAGCAGTTCTTGATCGTATTCTATGTCACCACTGGATGTCTCGCAGGTCCAATTTGCGCTTAGTGTTCGCATCATTTCCACCTCAGTATAAACATCATGGCGTCCTTCTCATGTTTGAAATGCCAGTTGTATCCGCCGGTGATGTGGCCGGCCCAGAAACACATCCAGATTCCGTCATGATTATCTGTCACGCTCCATCTTGGTCCGAAGTTTTCAATACACCACTTCGTCGCGGCGTAATCAAGTCGGGTCGTTACTACTTTGTATGCGAAACCTTTCATGACCACCTTAGCAGACACATCATGTAATCTCTTTCTTCTTTGAAGTAGTATCCGCGAAATGATGTACACCATTGGCCTTCGTCAGAGTTTTCAATTGGGATATCGCCGTACTTTTCCACGCACCATATATAAATCTCATCATCGTCGTTGATGAATGGAGTGCTGTGATAAAAGTACGGAAATATTTCCAGAACCCGTTTGTGATTCATGTCTGCGACAGAATAAACCATACACGATTTTTGTCGTCGTCAAATTCAAAGCGACCATTCCCAACATACCACCAGGATCCGTCTGGCAGATTCTGTTCACACCATAGATAAGCCCGATCCATCTTGTCTATCAGATACTCAATTCGGGCGGCATACATTTTCATGTCAACAATGTTCATGACCACCTCAGTCCAAACCACATACAATCTTGCTCGTTCTTGAACGCCACAAACAGAATATCACTGCCGCCTAACTCATTGATGACCCAGTCTCCCCAGTGATCTTTAATCACGCGATGAAAGTCGTCACGCCATTTGTCCTGGCAATTCTCTCGGAGCCACTTCTTCATCACTTCCAGTCCGATTTCCCATCCGCCGAACTCTGCCCAGAACTCTGCTGAATACTGAAGTTCATACAGAAACGGGTAGCCCGGATACATATCTTTCACTCTGCCGGCGCGGAAGTTTGTGCCGTCGTCAAACGCCCGATCATACTGCGCTTCGGTATAGCCCATCCGCTTCAGCCGGTTGGCATGAGCAATTGACTGTATTTTCTGTTTGATTGTGGTAATCATCTTGCTATTATATCACACCGTGGATTATCAGACAAGATCAACGGTTAAGTATTGCCCACATATCAAGTTTTTGGCGCATCTGTTCTTCGCTCTTATTTGCTTCCCAAACTCGTTCTCGGGCATCGCGGACCTCTGCCCGTTGTCTGGTCATCTCATCCGAAAGGCCCTTGAGCATATCATAAACGGTCCGAGCTTTTAGTTCTTCTATTTGTCGTTGAAGTTCTGCGTTGTCATCCTGAAGCACTTCAATCTCGCTGTCTTGATTCCGGAAGATGTCTTCCACATCTTCCGGACTTTTGAGTGGGAAGATGAGCTTCCACTCTACTAACTCTTTGACCATTGTCAGCAGCCGTTTAACATCTGGTCCGGGATTTGCCAGCCAGAGTTCCGTGCAAAATTCGTCGTCAGTTAGGTTGTTCATCATTTGTCAGCATCTCAAAAAGTCTGGCATACTCGGTATAAGGTTCTTGAGCGAACCCAGTTGATCGCCATACCCGTCGTTTGAATATCTTCTCCATGTATACCCATTTGCCGGTGATCGTTCTCACCGGTGTAATGGCATAGAATTCCGTCCACGGTCGTTCAATTGACATAAGGTCACCTTCAGGGTATGCTCCGGCCATGATCATCCCTGATCTGACGAAGTGCTTAACTCGCCTGGTGTATTCTTCTTCAGTTTCCATTTTGTAATAACCACCATATTTCATCTTGTTCTGTTTCAAACACAATATTGACCAAATACTCATTCATGGCTCGTAGCCTGCTGTATGAATAGTTCGCCGCTTTTCTGTTCCATGTCATCTTCCACGGTCCGGGGTGAAGCAATCGGAATTCTCGTTCCAGATCAAACAATGTTCGTATATCCATTGGCTCAAACTTATATGAGTTCTGGATTCTACGCAGATCATCTTGCCAGTTCATACTGTTTGCGCCTTTAATTTAATCCACATAAACTCTTTCATGTCAACGGGGGAAGTCTCATCCACGTATCTATGCTTGACGAATCTGACACCGTCATCTGATTCAAGCCAGGCGCGATTGGCAAATTGCATTGGCTTGGTTTTAAAATTCAAATACTTAACAGGTTCAAAAGTTTTTGGATTAGTAATATAATACTCTACTACATCCGTCTGCACCAGATATTTGTCACCATTGTATCTGTCAATACAGGCATCAGCAATTTCGTAATAGACGTTCATAACCACCTCAGGGCAAACCATACAGCATGTTTTTCATTTCTGAAGAAGAATCTTTCCATTACCATTCTATCAATGATGATAGTACGGGACGTCCAAATAACTTTCTTCCAGTTCAAATTTTGAACGGGGCCGTATGATGCATCTGGCAGACCTAATTCACTTTTCACACACTTATATGCCTGATATTGTCTGTCACCCGGAATATCAATTGAGGTGTATTTCATGACCACCTCAATACTAACATGGCATACAGGTGTTCGTGAACGTCAACATGCAGACGCCAGCTTCCACCAGGAACATAGGTCCATTGTGTGGAGTTCAGTGACTTCAACCAATACATAACCTCGGGTTCAATGAACAGGGTATACCACATGTGGCCGTCAACATCTGCCTCAGACAGTTTCATAAACTTCGGCGGATTATAGTCTCTCATGTATATCTCATTGCAGGGGTTCGGGTGTACGCCCAACGATTGTCCGTACAGGACAGAAGAGGTACCACGCGGCTTGTGCGTTGTTATGTTTTTAGTTTTATCCACACTAACTCCTTCATAACCACCTCAACATAAAGAACGCGGCGTCTTTGTCACGCTCAAACCAGATTACCATAGCTGAACCAGACGAGTGATATGACATAGCGTAAGAGTTCTTATCCCATTGTGTTAATGTGTCTAACCAATCTCTAATCTCTTTCACTTCTGCCACTCTGGCATTGAAACTCTCGGAGCTAAATTCAAGTGGTTTAATTGGGTAATGAACAATCATGCCCACCTCAGTATAAAAAGTACCCGATCAGATTCTTTCACAAAGTAATACTTGTTGTCACCGGCCATCCATGTTCTCGTTGACCAGGCACCAGGTGGTCCAAATGTTTCAGTACACCATTTCCATATTTCATCACATATCTCTGAATGGTCTTCCCAATCAGTGTTGTCCCACTGCGGAGACACCCAATGATACATGGTACTTATTGACTTATATTTGCCAACTTTCAATATCACGACCACCTCAGTATAAACGCTGTGACGTGCTTGGGATCCGCGAAGAAATATCCGCGAGATATCCAGTCGCCACCATCACGGAACCAATTCTTTCGTCCGACATTCTTGTTACACCAAACCTGTACTTCATCATCCAGATCATCTGTGTCCAGATCAACGTATGACTGATATTTGAAGGTGACTTTCTGTTTGAACCGTCTCTCAATTTGTCTGCGTTCTCTGGAGTTCATCAGTATCCTGCTTGTTTTAACAACCCCTTCACCGTTAGTGCAGTTTCAGGGTCGCGTTTAAATTTAATTGCCCATTGTTCCGGGTTAATATAATCAATGACTATTCTAACATGATCCTGATTTAATGTCGAGAGAAATTGTGTCCCACTGTCGCTTTGGTACAACAACCAGGGACTTATCTTTCCAAGCGTGATTTGATAGCATATCTTGTTTGGATTACAATACCGTAACAGATCATTTGGTTGAATTCCTTCTTCCTTGGTCATCCGAATACAGGTTTCAACGCTGCGATGAATGGCATCAAATGGATCCTCAATTCTTATGTACTCAATGAGATACCGAGTATAGATTGAATCGTGACACCATTGGTCAATTTTGATTTGTTCTTTTAGTAGCCAGTCTGCGAACCTACTGACATTGATGGCATTGATGTTTACACAATGAGTGCCGAACTTGGCAAACGCCGTATAATATGCGCTCTTTATGAATTCCTGATAGGTGCGATTCTTCTTACTGGTGCTATTCTTTGTGTAGAATTGCAGCCATGTTTGAAAGCCGATGCGATTGCCTTGCTTGTCTTTTTCTTGCCAGCGGTGTTTGTACTCACAGATATGTTTGAACTCTGTGGTCTCCCGAAGGAAAGTTCGTCCGCAGAACTCGCATCCGAACTTCGGTTTAGTTTCCGCTGTCTCTGTCATATTGTGCTATGGTTTCGTCGCTGACCACATGCGAAAGGGCCTCAATGTCTGTGAGTTTCATCAGAGGGAATAGCATGGCCAGATGTCGTTTCCGGTCATGATCAGACACAAATGCCTCTGCCAATTGATTCACGGTATCCTGAGATTGCTTTGAATAGATTTTCTTGAAGTACTCGGATACTTCCTTCTTCGTTGTTGCCTTGTCCAGAGATACCACAGATGAACTAAGGTGAGGAATCCATTGATGGAATTGCTTGCCAAGACCAGGAGAAGAGGCGCACATCATCAGCCATTGTAGTTTAGGATGCTTGGAGACATTCTCATTGAACAGATACTTGTTCACATGATAATCCACTGAGCGAAGATAGTATCCTTGAAGTTCTCCGGCACCTTTGATGGCGCTCATCCAATGTGTGTACATATACGGCACAAACTTCTTCTGTTGTTCCGGAGTCAACTTGTCATAATAGTCGTAGTCTTTGCGATCCAGCGCCGCCAGTGCCTCAAACAAATTGAGGTCTGCATCAATCTTCTCGTCAGTCGGTACTTTCGCTTTAGTTGCCATGTGGACCCTTCTTCCATACTTCTTTGACGATGGTCATGCTGACTGAATCGGGGTGCCACGGTGACATATCACAAAGGCATCCGCAGAACTCACCCATCTCAGGCACCCACGGAATACTCCACAGATTGTATTCGTTGCGGATGTATCGTCCGAGAGTATCGTGATACCTTGATAGCTTGTTATCGTCTTTGAGTCCGGTTAGGAAGAATTCATTGAGTGCATCTGTAGCCCACTCTTTCAGAATCATCCTGTGGACATCATCAATTAAATCCGTATGCGTCATGGTGTTCTAAATTGGGGTCAGCAATTCCAGATTCTTCCAGACCTTCTAACACCGAGTAAAAATAATGTTCACTTGGGTAACATTCACGGACTTGACGACGGTGATGCCGTGTCATGATGTAAACCCATGCGGCCCTTGTTCGACCGTGGTGCTGAACCCGAACCATTTCCCTTGTATAAGAATAAGGATATCCTTCGCGCCTGTCTAATTGCTTCAACAGATTATAATCTATTTCCCATAGAACGCCAAGGACCGAGTTACCCGGACGCCTAAACACGTTGGCATGACTGAGCATCTCCCAGGCGAACCCCGGCAGTTCGGCTGCTCCTAATCTTCGTGCTTCTGCTGACATGATATTACTGTTTGTCAACATTCCATATGTAAATACCAACATTAATTTACTTTTCTTCTCTTTGATTCGGCTGAACTTACTTGGACAAAATCCCAATCAACCATTGGTATATTGCGTGACAACATATCGCTTTTCATATTTAAAAACAATTGTTGTGGTATTCGTTTACTAAATCCAAACTTGTCAGTCACCGTCACTTGCCCGGCAGACGCTTTACTCCATTTCTCACCGCCCTTTTTACCTTTGATGCTGCCATTAGCGCGGCGCTCCTCGGAAGTAAGTTTACCTAACCCATTCATATATTTCTCATGGCGTTGTTCTTTTGTTAGTAAAGCAAATGTTTTTTCATAGGACCTTTTACCGGACAATATCATTTTTTCTTTCGTGTCGTTTGTTCTTCGTAATATCGCATCTTTCATCTTTTGTATCATCGCCGGTGTTGAAGGCTTTCCTTTATTCTACGGTTCCTCGGTAGTTTTACCACCACCGCCATTTTCTTCCATTAAATTAGCCCATGCTCCACTTTCAGTAACATTCCATAGTTCACTATAATGAAGCCCCCATTTCTTCAATTCATCTTTAGATTGACATTCACAGATAATTTCAGTGAGGATAGTCTTCCCGTGCTTATTCAAGTGAAGTAACCAATGTTTTCCGGAGCCAAGATACTTGTGAGGATCCTTCTTTTTTGTTTGGCAGAGGTATTTTAGACCGGTGATAGTATGGGTCTTAACCATGAGGTAATAAATAGTCATGCTGGTGCTCCTTGGGCATTAGAGTAGTTGGGGTTCCGACGCCCGCGAACTACACTATTATTTAGTCCAATTTCAGAAACACTGCCCATAGTCAATTACCTCGCAGTTACGCGAGACCTCTTTTACAAAATACGCACACCTGGGCTTCGGCCCGTCTTCCAGAGGAACGCAGAGAAATTGTCCATTCTTCAACCGCGGAGCATACCAAGTCACATCGTTATAAATATCAACGATTTCGATTGGCATAAAATCTGGAACGAATGAACTGAGCGGATTAAAGATAAATGCGTTGAAACCGCGGTCATTGATGCTGGTCAGCGGCAACGTTTCCAGATCACCGTGTTCCTTTTCACCAATGACAATTTGCCAATCAACTGGCATCTTCACTGTGCTTGAACCAATTCTTAGGACCAGAGCAGGAGAATTGAATGATTCCAGAAAGATCAGCGGAATGTAATGATAGTCAACATTCTGAGGATTTGAATTATCAAGAATGGCAAACCGTAGGTCGTCAATCTCATCCGGGAGAGTTTCCAGATTGTATCTGGTATTGTTGTCAAGGGTTAATATGAACATTGTGTATTATAACATAAAATTGAATAAAAGTCAAGACTTATACTTCACCTTGGTTACGTCAAACGGATACGAAGCCTCTTTATAGAAGGCCTTTCGTTGAGTCAGATGGCGTTTGGAGAACTTGCAACTGCTGGTAATGTCAGTGATTTGGACGAAGTCTTTGTCCGAGGCCATTCGCAACCCGCGACCAATACTCTGAATGGTTCGCACAAATGATTTGCCTGGCTCAATCAATACCACATTGAACAATCGTGGAATATTTATCCCGACTGCCGCCACACCGTATGTGGCAATGATGATCTTGTTAGTGGCAGTGGCCACATCAGCATATTGCTCAATTCGTTTAGATGACTTGGTGCCACCTGAAACAAATACCACATCATCCTTTAGAGTGTTATAGTTCGTCAGATTTGCCAGAAGTTTCTCTCCGGCTTCAATACGATCCACCAGCACCAGAGTGTTTCCGGTGCGATTCACCTGAGCAATCTCTTTGGCAATGGCAATCATCCGCTCATCATTACTTACCAGATATTTCAATTCAGTTTGGTAATCACGGAAATCAACCTCATCCTGCATCTGAATGATATTCACATGACAATTGGCCAGAACACCTTGCTCTTGTAATTCACTTGCGGCTAACTTATTGATCACCGGACCGAGACTGACCAGTAGAGCCTGCGATTCAAACTTTGCCTTAGGGATTGTACCGGTGAGACCCCAACGAATTGGAATGGTGCTCATGACGCCGGTGAGTAGAGTTTTGAGGGCATCTGCCTTAGCCTGATGAACCTCATCTACAATGACACATACCACACCCTCAAGGAAGTCTTGAATGGTCACCTCTGCCTCACCCGCTTTGGTATTCTTCAACAGATTATTCAGTGATTGCCAGGTGCATATGGTATGCGTCTTGCCAATCTCTTTGCGTCCACCGAAGTATACACCTACATCCAGGCCCATATTGATGTAATCTGCTTCTGTTTGAGTAACAAGGCTGATGTTAGGCACAATGACAATGGAACGACCGTATGCCTCAATGTTCTTACTCAGTGATGCTGTGATAAGCGTCTTACCTGCACCGGTGGCAATTTCCTGCAGACATTGTGGGTTTCCAAGGAAGCGATTGATAATCTCCACCTGATAGTCCCGCAGCACAATTGGCGTGCCCTCAACCGGGTGACCTTTAGGCCAGAGTGTATCAGAATAGGTGTCCTCCTTTACTTGGTCAAAGGTAAATGATCTGGAATACTCTCTGCGATCATCAATATCAATGTGATATCCGGCACCGTCAAGCACCGGAATGATTTCCTCAAGCAGATTGATGTAGGTGCTGCCGGCAAGCGAAAAGAACGAGACTTTGCCGTCCCATCGCCCCAGCCGGACACTCGGCAGATATCGCGCCCCTGGTACTTCAAACGAGAACATCTTCATCAGTTGTCGTCGTTCGGGCAAGTCTAACCCCTGGATCTTGCAGTTTACCTCGTCTGTTATCAGTATGATACATTTTTTTGTCATTCAGTTAGTATACACTATCTGCTGCCGGAAAGCAAGCACAACGGCATAATAGTAGTTGTATCTGTTTTGCCCAAAACGAATAAATACATGTAACAAAAAGGCGCGTAATGGAATATCACCGAGCAACGGATAACATAGGTCAAAATATACTGGACCTGATACATGATGAGAACGACCCTGGTAAACGCGCAAACCTTCTTATCCTGCAGGCCATGGCGATTAATCTTGGTGCCAACACCATGGCACTGAATGCCCTTAGCACAGAGATATATGATCATAAGAGAGAATTTAGAGAACACCGAGAAGAATTCAAGAAGCACGTAGAGGTTGAAGCTGCGATAGTTTCACAGTTCAGAGGCGGCACCAAGGTGTTTATGTTCTTTATGACTGTTATTCAGGTAATTATAGGCGCGGCACTTACATACGGCTTGGACGACTACACAAAACTTAACGCCGAGTTTCATGCTCAACAGGTGACTGACGCAGCGCAAACGGCCAAAGTTAACAGCTTTATGAAAAACGCTGAAAAAGACAAGAAGTAGCCGGCGAAAGAGGGACCGAAGTCCCTCTTTACACTAACCATTTATCTATTATATACTATATTAATTTACTAGGGTGACTAGCCCGATGAAGCAGGGCTTGCACGTATATTGGGAAGGGTATTCATTCTTGTCCTCATTTCAGAGGCTCCTTATACAGTTTCAATTCCGTTCAACTTCCAGGCGCCGCCGTGTAATTCATAGTGCCAGACTTGATCCACTGTGACGCCATCATCCTCGAAGGTGTAATGTACGCTGAACTCACGCTGATTCAACAGGGCAACTTCATGACTGACTTTGCTCAGAGTGAGCGTACTCGGTTGTAGATCACGGGTTGCTTCGTCAACCAGATCAGGTCCAAGCAGCGGCTTCAATTCAGTTGGGTCTGCTTTGGCAAAAGCATGTTGAATCAGCCAGAATTGCGCTGTCGGGTGGAAGGGTTGAGTCGGGACAACACCACGCTCTTTGTTCACATAATTCTTTACCATTTTAAATCCTTTATAAGCCAGAAAAGCAAGACCAACTAACAATGCCACCAGAAAGGCGAACAGAATAACGTCCCAAATGAAGTCACCGATGCCGTACGACTTTGCACGATATACAGCACCACCTGCGTTGTATGGATCACCTGCGACAGCAGCGCCACCGTTCTGATATCCTCCGCCACCGGCATTGACGACTGTGCCACCCGATCGGTTACCACTGAACATCATGTTGCCAAGAACACTGCCGGCGAACGCGCCGCCGAGTGAACTCATGAACGGGCTACCGGATGGTTGATAGACGGGCTGCGGGGCCACGCCATAAGACGGGGCCGGATTTGAATATCCGGGCGAGGTGCTTGGGCTCGGTGCCTGTACTGGACGTGCTGCTTGAACTTTCGCAGCAACGGGCGCCGTCACTTCACTTTTTCGGACACCCATTGACCCTGACGTTCCACCGATACCACCGGGGGCCACAGACGGACGACTTGGTGCCGGGGCCGAATAGCTTGGGCTTGGGCGCGAGGGTGGCGAATACGAGCGACTGGAAGAGCTACTGGAACTGCCTCCGGAACGCCCGATGCTACCTGCGTCAACAGGGAAAGCCGAGAGCATTGCTGTGGCAATGACAATGGCTGAAATAAACTTGTGCTTCATATTACTCCTTGAAGAAAGACACATTTTAACATTTAAAAAGGGAAATGTCAAGCCCTATTTTACCAATCCAATTCTTCAATTTCGGGAAGATCAAGCAATTCATCCCACTCAGCCAATTCATTGATGATTGCGGCTACGAGTCCTGCGCCGCGTCCGCCGTGCTTTTTGCTTTTCGCCAGTGCCAGCAAAACAGTTGAGGCATCTTCTACTGACATCTTGCGGAACTTTTCCGCAAGCACCTCAACATCCATAACCTCTTCGGCACCTTTGTCGTCAAACGAGTAAGTGCCAAATCGTTTCAGAGCCAGGCCCAATTCAGTCAGGCATTCGTCAAGTAGTTGTTTCATTTCGGCCACCTTGCGCGGGCATAGTTGCCGACCCATGAGCCGATTTGCCATGCACCGATCAGGAACAGTACTTCCTTGTACAGATCAATGTCAATCATGGCGAGTCCAACCATGACGACAACCATTGCCGCCAAGAATCCGTATTGTTTTTGTTTGTTGCTCATCATTTCACCACCGAGATTTGAACACACTTGGAAGAAGGGGGTCGGGCATTGCTTTTCTCGCCGATTTCGTTTGCGGCTTTTTGCATCCGCACACAACTATCCAAATCAGCCACCTGTGGGGAGAATGTCAATTCAGTGGCACCGACGCCGCCGATTGTTACCAAGACCCACACCAAAATCGTATTCATATTAGGCCCTGCAGCAAGTAACGTCAGCCAGATCACGCCAAGAGTCAGGACGAATCTTGACCAGATCAGCGATCTTCAATGCAGCCCTCATGGACACTTCGCGCAAAGTCGCAGCCTTTTCCTTCATGTAAGAGAAAATTTGATCGGCTTCGTCGTTTTCAAAGTCGTAGTCAGCAAACAGGCCGCCGTCGGCATCACGGTGAACCTGATGCACACGCAGCAAACGATCACGTTCCGAATCAATTGTCAGGTCCAGGAAGTGACAACGGGATTGCAGTGCTTCCAAATGCTCTTGCATTTTCTTGGAGCGAATGTTCGCAAAAGACACGTTGGTGATGAACACCACAGAGCCGTGGAATTCAAAACTGTCAGGAATACCTTCTTCGCGCAACAGGCGAGAATCAGAGTTCCAGCAAATCTTACGATGCTTGCCGGAATCCAGCGCACCCTTCAGGATGTTGATGCACAATTCATCAGACCAAACGTCCAAGTCGTCCATGATCACCACGTTGCCCTTGTCGGAAAACTTGTAGAGCAGAGCATACAGCCCAAGAGCAGTAATGGCACCCTTGGCGATTTCGAAGCGGCAACGCTTGTTAGTGATCTTGTCAAACAGCGAAGCCTTTTCCATTTGCTGTTCAACACCGTAGGACTTGCCGACGCCAGGAGGGCCTGTGACGATGATTGAACGAATGTTGCCTTCGATACAGGCCTTGCTCATTTCATCCAGAACTGCGAAACGAGTGGCAATGCGGTTCATTGCTTGTTCGTCAGTTTCGACGGGTTTCGGAGCAACGAAGGCGACTGCATCGGCGACAGGAGTCAGATCACCGCCATCAGTGAATACGAAAGATTTGAGGTCTTTGACGAGGACGCGCACTTTGTCGGCGTCGGTCTTGAATTTGCCGTCATTCTTGACGGTGATGTAGCCAGAGTTTGCTCCCTTTTGGAAGCCCTTGACAAGAGTGAATGTCTGATTGACGACGGGTTTACCACGATATTCGCCCTTCAAAACACGTACGGTAGAAGTCATTTATTTCCTTAATTACTGACTGAAAGATGTATTATAGCAGATTTGGGATTTATTGTCAAATCTCAATGCGGCATGTCAACTGATCAACAATGTGATCCACATTCTCAATGGCGTCCTCAACTTCAACTTCGGTGTTGTCTTGGAAGTCACGCAGAGCCGAGAAGAATACACGGGCGGCGAAGTTGAGTTTTTCAATTTCGGTTTCCATGTTTATTGCATGGGAAACGCGGATTGCTTCGTTAGTTGCTGTCATGCTTGCTTTCTGAGTAAGTATGTATTATAGCAGAAACGGGATTTATTGTCAAATGGTCATTTCAGATAGGTATAGACCAATCCGGCTACTCCGGCGAGAGCCATGACCAGATTCAGCACAATCAGGCTGTTTTCTTTCCAGCGAATTGCCACTGCCAACCAGATCAGTGATCCTGCGAGACCGAGAAGCGGGCCCAGCGGATACCAGTTGAAAGAGTTGGCAATTGTACCAAGTACCAGAATTGTAGTGGCGGCCCACTTTAGATGTTCATTCATTTACGATCCAATACTTGTGATTTCAGCGCAGTCAACACCTTCAGAGCGGTGTCAAAATTGTCCTTGTTGGGACGGTGCTGGCATTGGGCGATGTAGAAGTCCAGGTCTTCCCAGTCAACATCACTTGCGATGCGCCAGTTTGCGCTTGGACGACCGGCGACTTTCTTCGCCATATTGTCCACCAGCACTTGAGCATTTTGTTCAATAGTCATTTCAGAATCCGAAAAATGCGACTTGTTCGCGGAGTTTCAATTGTTTGTCAGTGTGCTCCACAGGAACACATGATCCGTCAAAGAGGTAGCATGTCACAATGTCGTGAGAATATACCGAACCTGTCTCGGTGTACATGCCCTCAACTTCGCACATACGAGTGTTGCCTCGGCCATTGTCCATGACAGTTGCGTACCAACCATTGCGAAGTTGGACACGGGCACCTTTTTTCAGATCATTTGTCAGCATTTTGTTTCCTTAGGAGAGTTTGTAAGTTTCGCCGGCGTAGCCGTTTGCCGCAGAGTTGTTCACGGCGTTGTTCAGATTCTTGATCAGGGTATCAATGCTCTTCGGCGCACGATTGATTTTCTTGTTGCCCTTTTCGTGCTGATAGCTGGCACCGCATTCCAGAGTGTAGGAATAGCACTGAATGAGTTCGGCAAGCGTCCCTGTTTGCACATAGGTCTGGCCAGTGCGGTGACGAGTTTTGACGATGGTGAATGTTGTCATGTTAAGAGAGAACGTAAGTGTAACTTGGAGACGGATAGTCTTCCAAGAATTTTGCTACTTGAGCCATGTAGTTGAGTGATGCCCCGGCTACCATGAATCCGAACTTGTTGTAAACTGTAACGTGGATCACAGTACATCCAATTGAACTTGCAGACCATTCCAGGTTCCACCGAGACCGCAGCACGCTTTGTCGCCGGCGCCTTTGCCTGAGCGAATGTTTTCCAGAGCAGCAATTGCCTGAAACGATGCACTATTTTGTGTGCAGAAGCCGAACATGCCACCGCGGAGTTGCTTCATCGTGGTGTAGATTGCGACACCGGAGATGATGATCCGCATCTTTTGAGTTTGTTTGAGTTGTTTCATTTTGCTGCCTGAGAATTGCGAAGATTTGCCACCGAAGTTGCGAAACGGACAGTCGTATAGTTACCGACGACTTCACCGGTAACAGTGTTTCGGACGCGATACTGTCCTACAAGAGTCTTGAATACTTTAAACATTTTGTTCCGTTTTGCGAGTTGATGTTAGTATTATATACCCAAACCGATTAAATGTCAAATTTAGGCGCGTTCAAGCGACTAGATTTCTTCAATTTCCATATCCAGATTTTTGATGGTATTGGAAATTGTGTTGAGGTACTCTTCCATACCATCAATGCCGTTCAGCAAAGAGTAGGTATCCTTGAGTTTCCAGATTGCTTGTTGAATCTTGCTGATCGTGTCTTTAGTTTCTTGATCCATTTGCCCGCTTTCTGAGTAAGTATGTATTATAGCAGAAACGGAATTTATTGTCAAATCTGGAATAAATAAAGGTGAGAGCCACGAACTACGAATTCCGCCCTCTCTAATGCTATATCGTAAAAGGAGCACCAGCATGACTATTTATAAGCCGACGTATCTTTACATAAAAGAACATTCAGTAACAAAACTAAAATATTTCGGGAAAACAACAAAGGATCCAGAAATTTATCTTGGATCAGGTAAGTATTGGAAAAGACATATCAAAAAATATGGCAAGGAGCATGTGGTAAATATTTGGTACTGTCTATTTTTTGATAAACAAGAAATAATACATTTCGCAAATACATTCTCAATCCTAAATAACATCACTGAATCGGACCAATGGGCAAACCTATGCGATGAGAACGGCACCGATGGTGGTGATCATTTTTCATCTTTGTCTGATGAACAGAAGAAAGAAATTTTGATCAAGATTTCGAGGAGAAGTTCACAACAAGTCCATTCATTGGAACGACGAAGGAAATCAAGTGAACGAATGAAAGGGAATGCTTTTAGATTCAAGATGGGTAACCCAAGTCGCACTGGGCAAAAACAATCTCCTGAGGAACGTAAAAAGAAAAGCGATGCTTTGCTAGGTGAAAAGAATCATAACTATGGAAAGTCATTACCTGAATGGCAACGTCAGGCAATTAGTTTAGCGCGACGAAATCACCCCAAACTAATATGCCCTCATTGTGAACTTTTATTTGATCCATGCAATTTCAAAAGATGGCACGGTGATAATTGTAAATTACGCAAATAGAGTTAAGGAAGTACCACATTCAGCACAGAACTTGGCATGTGCCCTATTCTGCTTGCCGCATGTCACACATTTCGGCTTTGCTTTGACTGTGACAGGACGCTCCACGGGCCGATTGTCAGGAGTCTCACCGAGAAGTTTCAGCACGATTGTATGCTTCTCGGGTTCCATCGCGCCCATGTAAGCAGTCTGGAACTTCTGTTCACTCTTGCTTCCCGGGACCGTGACACCCACATCATTTGCCGGCATCCAATCCATTGTGGCCATGCCATCATGTACTTCACCAACAGATGATTGAATGTTGTTCGTGGCGCAATAGTTGTTGATTGCCGATGCCGCGGATGCCTTAACAAATTCACCTTTGCTTCGGTCAATACTACGCATGGTGCCGCCGACATTCATGTTGTTTGTGCCGCATGTCATGCCTGCTGGAGAGGCCCAATCGCCAGACGACCCAGTGATGCCGCGATCATTGCCGTAACGTATGCCCCAAGGGTTCGGTTGATAGACAGGAGGAAGATACTGCTTCTCAAATTGAAACTCCACGCGAAGGATGCCGTCTTCCAGCTTGACACCGCGAGGGCCGTTTTCTACGGCAGCAGTACGTTCAATGAACTTGAACCGGTTGCCTTCAAGCAGGTTGTTGTTTTTGATTGAACGCTCCAGATCAATTTCCTGCCCGGCGTTCAAAATCAGTCCACCAGGACATTGGTCTTCACCGTCAATAAAGACGTTGACAACTGCGCGAACCGTGTTGAGATTTTTCAGAAGCAGGGAGTATTCTGATCCGAACGGCACATAGACCGTGTCTTTGAATTCCCTGAGGATTTTACCATTGGCTTTTAGGCTGGCCACCAGCTTGTTTGAGTACATCATATTTTCCTTTTACTGCGTACAGACTAAACGCATAAATTAAAGTCTGTGGGTTGTAGGACCATCCTACAAATCTATTTAGTGCCGGATACCGACTCTATTTTATTCTACGTCCCATTTACCTACTCTGAAGAAATTGAAACCATCACGCGGAGAAACTACTCCGGTTGTCACCATGTTCATTGATTCCTTTTTGTACTCTCGCTCAAACAGCGATTTACATGGATTTGTATTCTCCAATATAATCACAACTGCACGGTCGTTCTCGTCCTGAAACCAATACTCAGTGGAGCGTTTCACCCTGAACATCTTCAATGGGCGAAGATTATGCGCCGCAGTTCTTTGGAACCGATCCGGATCATGCTGGGCCAAACCGCGCACCATGTCGGCAAACGCCGTGTCGTATTCATAAAACTCAGGAAGTCTGAATACCAATGGTAGAACCTTCTCAGTGAATAACTTGCCATCACCATGAATAAACTTGCGTAGATCCTCGCGGAACGGACTCAGTTTGATTTCTTTTAGCGCCAGGATGATGAACTTCTTTCTGTAGAAATCCCTGATGGTATCGGCATATACCCGATCTTCTTCGGTGATACACTTGAACAGGTTCGGATCGGTAAGAGTGGTGATCATTGGTTGGGCCGCTAACTCTTTGTTTTTACGAATACGATACCATGCGGTACTAAGGGCCAATAGATCCTCAGTTGATTCGCTAATGGTATACCTCTTCACATATGGATCACTATGGGTATTTTCACCTTCCCACCATATCTTTGATTGGGCTGATTGCGCGGCAACGGAGATGCCAGTGGTATAGGTTCCTGCAAATGGATCATACGCCGAAGGGAAGGTTGGGGTACATGATTTTATTGCCCGAAGTTTTGCTAATACAGAAGAAGAATCTACGGTAATACCCGTGCTAAATTGATCGCCAGCAGCCATGTGAATTCCTAAGAGTTTGAATGATTATAACAGAGAAGCCGGTGTATTACAACGCCGGTTTAACCTAAAGAGTGATGTCTTCCATGTCCGCGTAATACCACCCTGCCCATTTCATACTATCACTTAGACAGTGGGCCCTAACCGTACCTTCACAGAGACTATTCTTATCAGCAGCTTCCCGAATAGTACCAAATAATCCGAGAGGGGTACACACTGCCCTAGCCTGTCCGTGCCTGGCGCCGCGCGCCATATTATTTTTCCGCTGCTCTGCTGCATCTTTGCCAAATATTTCTTCCCATGTCTTGCCCTTTTTAGCATTGGACATCTTACTGATCTGCTCATTTGTCATACTTCTGCCGGTTAATTTGGATCGCACTTTTTCTGTTCTTTCGAAGGAATGCTTTGCGCCAATTTGATGGTCATTTCCGGCCTTCTTTCGTGATGCAGCCATGTTGGCCAATCGTGGGTCAGAATCCTTCGAAAGGCCCTTATTCCATGGGATCTTTCCAGTCATTGTCCTACTCCTATATTCTTTGAACGCAGCAGACCTAATCTTCCCTCGCATCTTTTTCTTAGTTTCTTCAGTATGACCGGAGTTCTTCCATCTACCCCTTTCATTGGTTTTCTGATAGTGCTTGTTTAAACACAGGGGAGATAGAAAGTTTTCCTTAATTAATTCCTGTTCAAAATCATATGCGTCATCTGCTAAATAGAACTCCGCAATTATTTCATAAATAAATTGATTGAAGATGGGTGCAATGTGCTTGGATGAGGTAAAATAATGATACCCTAGGTCTTGTCCCGCCGGAATGCCCAAACCTACATTTTTATATCGATAACCGAAATAAAACTCATCGGTATCGGGATTTGTCAGCTTATACACATATGGTAGTATCATATTATCTCCTATGATACTATTTAGTCCATTCGTGTCTAAACCCTTTATTACCCATCAGTTTAACCAATTTCAGTTAGTTCCATGCCGGCAGTTCGTAAGCGGGTAATGTGTCCTAAGGCGAATGACTTTTGTTCAAGTCCTTTGATCAGACCCAAATATTGGTTACGCAGAAACGCCACGGAGTTGATGATTGTCTCAAAGTCAATCACCTCGTCCTCACCTTCCATATACTTCTCAGCATCACGACTGGACAGTGCCCGATTGTATGCCTCAAGATACTTTTGGAAATGCTTACGCCGAATCTTGCGTAGTTGTAGGTTAAGAAAATTGAGCACCGCTTCCACTTCTTGGAGTTGGTTAAAGCGATGCTCTGTGATGCCCGGAAGGGACGCGACATTCTTCTCTACATTACCTTTGATGCCACAGTCAAACTTTGCCACGGCAAGTTCTGCCTCAAAGTGACTGATGAAATCCGGAATTGTAGAAAGGTCTGTGCTGACGCGAGTGTGCCAATTCATTTAGTCCCATTCGTCAAGGTCTTCATCTTCTTCTTCTTCGTCGGGTTCATGCTGTTCCACATAGAACTTCAAAGCACCAAGAATATCTTTGTCACCACGAAAGGCTTCTTTGATATCTGTCGCCTCATAATCATTGTCAATCAACATATTGACCAGAGTATCCGCGGCATCTTTGCGCTCGTTCATATCTACATGGGAACGCAGAGCGTCCCATACTTCTGCAACTAAATCTAGGCTCATACTGTTTCCTCTTCAGGTTGTACAATACTTATCCCAGATCCTTTCTTTTGTTGCTCATCCATCACGGTATCTAAACAGTTGTCATCGTTGCGTTCCCAACCCTTGCGGAATTTCTTGATGATTTCTCCGTCAACCGTGGTGAACACCAGAGAGTTGCCTTCCTTCTTCAACAGATTTGCTTTCTCAAACATATCTACCAGACCGGAGTAAGGACTCATACCAGTGGCATACGGAATCTGAACCTGAACAGTTTCAAACGGCTTCGCATATCGTGTTTTCATAATCTTACATGCCGCACGAATACCAAGAACGTCAGTTACCTTGTTGCCATCCTCGTCAACCTTCAACTTGAGTTTCTTCATGGCCACAACGATACTGGACGCATAGACGAATCCCTGACCACCAGAGATTTTATCATCTGGATCAAACATATCCTGTGAGGCGTATGTGTGATTCGTGCAGACCAGACCGACATTGTGTGAGCCGAGCAACATCACAGAGTTGCGAACCAGTGAGGTCAGTGCCTTAGGTTTACGTCCCATGTCACCCTTCATGTCACCTGCTTCAAACTGATTCACATCAGTCGGAGTCAACAACATACCAAGTGAGTCAATGACGAATAGAACCTTAGGTTTGCTTTCTGTTGGCATCTCTTTGTATTCCTTCATGAATTCAGAAATGGTTTTTGCCACATCGTCAATCATTGCCATGTTCAGTTTTAGTAGTTTTGACTCTGATGTATCAACACCAAGATCAGTCAACCACTTTTCATCAAGGGCATTCTCCGAGTCAATAAGGACAACATAGATGCCTTGCTTCTGTGCGTTGCGAATCAGATTACCTGAGCAAATGAAACTCTTGCCTGATCCTGATTCTCCTGCAAATACGGTTACCTTACCAAGAGGAATACCTCTGTTGAAGTCTCCGCTGATAAGGTAATTAAGGGCATGGTTGCCCGTGCTGATCCAATCAGTTGGATCGTTGTATCCGATGCTTAGTCCTTCAATGGACTTTGTAATGCTTTTCCTGAACTTACTGATGTCAAAGGGCTTAGCCATGGGTTTTTTCCTTAATATAATTCATAATTTTCTCCAATTCGTCATAAGTCATATCTGACTTTAGTTTATTTGCTCTCCAAGAGATAATAAAAACATTTCCTGGCACATAACCAAGTTCCGGGATAACCTTGTCAATAGTAGCTTTACAAGGATCCCTGAGATGTCCATTTTTACCTCCCCAACCATAATTTAATTTGATACCTAATATCGGACAGAATTCAGGCTGCTCAATATCAGATAGTTGAATTGTAAATGGAATACCCCTTTTCTGCGCCTGCTGTTTTCGTGACCTAAACTGCCAACTTAGTGTATTTTCAAGAGAGCGATAACGATCCCGATCTATAGAGTATAACTCATTCCGTGAACATTCAACACACATATGGGTAGACACAAACCGATCTGCAACATGACCTCTCCTGCAGGATTTTCCTGTATGATACGTTGACTCTCCGGCGAGAACTGCCAGGTCACGCTCGGAGCATCTTCTATTAGCCATGTTTTCTTTCAATTAGTGTGTAGCCGTGAAATTGTCCACGGCACTTTGTTCAGCAGATCAGGGCATTGATCAGACATTTTTTCAAAGTCATAATCGCTTGGGTAATGCCTCAAGGCGCCTCTGGCTCTGTCTCGTACTATGCTCGGTACCCGGGGCGTTTTGCCCGGATCACATAGTTCTTCCAATAGTTTCTTACCCGCTTTCAGGGCCCGAAACCTTTCGTCCGGTAGGGTCATAGTATTCTCCTGAGATAGGGGCCGAAGCCCCCTATTGGATTAGGCAGTTTTCTGACGCGAACGAATCAGCGCAAGAATGTCAGCGGCTTTGTCGCCGCCTGTTGCCTTAGTCACCACGACTGGTGCCTCTGCTGCCTTCACATCATCTTCCCATGCTTCAGGCGCTTTAGATGCCGGAGCCGTTTCTGCTGCCGGAGCCGATGTACCAGCAGGAGCGTCAAGCCCCCATGGACGATAGTATTGACCCCAACGTTCCAGATCATACGGCTTGCCGTCAACGGATGCATCAAACATTTCCTTGATGATACGCAGTTCTGCTTCACCTGGCTTCTTCGGCAGAAAGGAAGCAAGATTGAACAGTTTGTGTGTTTCAATCGCGGCTTGTTCAGCATCGGTCAGTGCCGATTCTTTACGTGCCCATGTGCTTGTGGAGTAATCCGCATAACCACCCTTGGATGTTTTCTTGATGTTCAGATCAAGACCACGAAGGTAGTCAGTTGGCAGTTCTTCCATTTCCGGATCCATCAGCGAAGCCTTCACAATGGTGAAGATTTGCGGAGAGATGATGAAGCGACGAATCGGATTTGCCGGTGTTTCGTCATCACCAATTGGATTTGCCCGAACAAAACCTTGGAACAGATAAGCACGTTTCTTCCAGTACTTGTTTGCCAGTTCCTTGAGAGTTTCATCCTTGTACCACGGGCGCACTTCTGCCAGAATCGGGCAGTGATACTCCGGTCCGAACATTTCCACACATGGTACCTGAACTTCCACGCGCTTCGCCGAAGGGTCACCCTTGACGCCCATAAATGGGAGTTTGATGACTTGACGTTCAACCCAAAAGTATGGGTTGCTGGTGTCGCCATCGGGTAGGAGACGGAGAGTGGTAGTGGTGCCTTCGTCGGCGTTCCAGTGTGCGTAGATTGATTTGTCACCTGTACCAGATGACTTGTTAGACTTGTTTTCTTGTGCCGCAATACGGGCACGGATTTCTGCGAGAGTTGCCATAATAAATTTCCTTATATTAAGTTGGTCTTTGGTTTATATTCGCCACTCACCATGAGCGACTAACAGATGCTAGTATACACTTATACTTCACGCCTGTCAATATTATTTATCCCATCTCACCAGGAAATTACTTTTTCATTTACCCTAATGCATTTTGCCTCTGTGGTGTTAAGGGCAAACATGGAATCACCAATCTGCACAGCAATACCACCGGCATTGCGGGCAACTACCATAACTGGTTCTCCGGGAATAAATCCTAGCTCACCTAGCCGATGTATAATTTGGTGCTCGTCATGTTCCACAAGATCATGGATGACGCCACTGGTTCGCAGTGGCATCGTTGCTAGTGTCATCCTTTTGCAAGTTTCAGAATGTGTGCCAAATGATCAACCCCTTCGGTCTTAACTTCTTTCTTCTCGGTGTGCTGCTTGACCTTTTCTTTGGTGTCGTCAGCCTTCTTATTCGTCTTGTCAATGTTCTTTTTGAACTTTGCCGCGAAGTCTGGCTTCTTTTTATCGGCACTCTCACATGCTCCGACTAACTTGCCACGCAACGGTGCCTTGTCAGTTGGTCCTGCTTGCCCTGCTGCCTTTTGTTCTGGTCCGAGGTCTTCCATCATATCATCTTCAACATCGTTCATCGCCTGATCATTACGACGATGACGCTTCATTTCGCGTTCTGGAATTTCACCTTCTTCGAAGTCGTCATATGGTCCGCGGATGTTGCCCATTGGATCTTTGTATCCTGCCAGATAAACGATTACACGGACGCCTGTCTTGTAATTGTCAATGGCCCATACACCTTCGACTTGCGGGTCAGCGAAGACCTTGCAGTTTGGCAAATCCATTTCTTTGACAAATCTTGCGTCAGCCTCTCTAGTAAACGCTGCCACAGCACCTTGCTTAGTGTCCGGAAAAACCTGAGTTGGAGTTCGACTAGTTGCTTCAGGAATACCCTCTGGATTGTTTGACTCAAGACCATCAGCCTCATACATTCCGTCGTACCGAGCAGACGGATCTAATCCATTGTCATAGTCTCGTCTGGCGACTCCGCCATGCTTCTTTCGTTTGTATACTGCCAAGAACAGACCACCACCGTTGCCGGAGCCTTGAACTTCAGCCCGCATGAGTTGTCCGGCACCCTCAGTAGAATTAGTCATTCGTTCTGGAGCATCGCCACCGTATCGGTAGTTTGGCTTTGGTTTGAATGATGGGTCAACTGCGGCCAGTGCTTTAGCAAGGTCCGCCATGCTTAGATGACCAGTTGCTGGTTTGTCCCACCAGGTTTTCAATTCCCCAGGCATTGATTCTTTTGAGTTTAGTTTGTATCCTAAACTCTTGAGAACTCTAGCCACTTGCGGAGCAACTGGTTGATTCACCGCCTCTTCTACTTGCTTGGGTTTGTTGGTAGGGGAAACTTCATATCCAACTGGGTTATATTTACTTAAATGCTTTGCGTGTGCTTCTGCTTGTCCGACTTTCTTTTGTTCTGGACCGAGTTCCTCAGCTATTGGAGGTAGCTGTGCCGGAACAAAACCCTTATTAGTTTCAACATAAACATCTTTGATATTCAACTTCATGCTGTTCTTTCTTCCGGGGATAACAACCTGCACGATGTTGCCCGTGATCTTATACACTCTAGCATACTGTCGGTAGTCACCGGAGCCAATCACCACTTCTTGATCAGGGCGAATAACCGCGGAATTTTTAGCCTCAGTCACGCCGACTTTTGTAAGGTCGCCAGGGTGTGACCAACCTACCCATTGAAGGCCCATTCCCTTATCCTCTTCTACTTGCTTCCTGTCATTCGCAAATTCTTTGTTAGTGGCTTTGACGATTCCAGAGAAGCGTTTGTTGGCGCGCTTTGTTGCCCAATCTGCTGCCCTCTTGTAGGCAGGATCTTCACCTTTTTTGGCTACAGCATTGGCAAATGTATCTAGTCCTGAGGCTTCTTTACCGGCTTTTTTTTTATATCGACCAAGCAATTCATTAGATATTTCATCCACTTGTAATCGTTGTAATCGGTCATCTGCCTTACTGATACCTTTGTTTCGGTGATCCCATTTCCTCAGCGATTTGCGAACAGGGTCATCCTGATGAGAGAACATCGGTTTACTACCAATGATGTTTGATGCCGCTGTCTTACCTTTCTCGGCCCCTACCTTATAGTTTTGGAGAGTATCAGGAGAGAGTTCGTCTAACTTTTCCAGACCAAGTGCCTCGTCAATGATATCATCGGCCCATTCGGATAACTCGCTGGAGTGATCAACTTCAGTGATGTTCTTATTCAGCTTACGCAGAATTGGCATCACTGATTCAATACGCGGATCAAGTTCGTTCGAGGCGAACATCTCGCTTAGGTCAGTTGAATCCTCATCTTCCGTCAGTGTAGGGGTCCATGATTCAAAGTAAGCATTGTATCCACGACGACCTGCCATCTTGTGTAGAGTCTCGCGCAAATTATTGTAGTGATTGACACCTTCATTCACCAATGATTGAGTTGATTCGTTGAACTGCCCATTTCTTGTGGCACGAACGAATCCGGCCATCTTTGTGTATTCTTCACAGAGCGAATGAATGTGCTTGCCTTGTTCGTCGTATGGTGTTCCACCTTCTGCGATATGTCTGGCATATACGCGGGCCAGACCTGGCTTCGTTGTGTCTAACAGAAAGCGTTCACCAGCGGCATTTTCCACGAAGATGCGTTCAATCGCACGATAGCGGCGTTCGCCTTCTTCCAGTTGTCTGGAGTGTTGTAGAATGATCTTGACCTGAGGAACAGCGTCAGAGTAACTTGACTTTCGGCCTGTGGCGTAGTAACCTTCTTCTACTTTCTTCTTGAAAAAGGTATCAAACTCTCCATCCTGGGCCCTCTTCATGAGTTTTTGTTTGTCATGCTTACCCTTTTCAATC